TCTGGCGGCTATCGTTATAAAGACGGTAAGCTAAACATTGGCGGCGGTTACTATGGCGACGATTCGATGTTCGAGGTCGACGTTAACAAAGACGGCGGTAACATATTATTTAAAAAAAGATTCGCGGACGGCGGATCGACTAACGGTTCCGGCGATAAAGCATTTACTGGAAAAGTAAAAGAGCTTATGGATGATGGCTACGAGTTTGGCGAAGCAGTCAAAGAGGCTATGAGACAAGGGTATAAAAATGGTGGTGAAGTATCAGAGGCATTACTTAAAAAAATAAATAATACTAAAGGTATATTTTATGTGCCTAGTAAAGATGAAATTAAAGTTCGAAATTATTCAAGAAATAAAGAAGGAACAGGAACTAAGTATCAAGCTGACAAAAGATTTAGATTAAAAGATTATAAAACTCCCGCACTTGCTTTACAAGCTGCTAAAAAATATCACTACGATACTGTTTTAAGTCCTAAAGCAAAATCAAAAAGAATAAAAACAGCATCAGATGAAGCCGCGGTTAAAAAAAATTCATATACTAAACAAATTAACAATTGGGTAGAAGATTGGATTAAAACTAATTCTAATAAATATTCAGTAAATCAAGCTGACAAAGTAATGAAAGATTTGATTAATGATTATAAACAAACAGATCTTTATAAAATAAAAGGACCGAAGCCTGCAACTTTAACAGCAGGAGGAGGCCAATATCCTAATATAGGAAGACTTTCATCTAATACTTCAGTAGGTGCAAATGCTTTAAGAATGAATAAAATTCCACCTTTAACAGGAATAGGAAAAGCCGCAAGTCCTGCTAATTTTTTTAAATCATTATTTCTTTCAGAAAAATTAATTCAAGATCCAGAATTAAAACAATTAACTTCTGATTATATGGATTATGTAACTGAGAATAAATCTAAACTTACAAATGTAGAAGAAACTAAAAGATTTGGTAAGATGTTAAACAACCCTAGACTTTCAGAGGCTATTTCTTTATTAGATGAAAGCACTATCAAAGGTTCTGGACAAAATAAATTTTTTTCAAGTCAGTTTCCTAATTACAAATCTTACATTAATAAAACAAGTAGTAGTGCATATCTTAAACACATTCAGACAATTGAAAAAACTTTAGGACCTAAACTTTTAAAACAAATGATGGGTACTACAAGTATTTTAAATTTTATGAAACAAGAACGTAAAGCTTTGACAGATATTTTTGATTCAACTCCTCTTACTAAAGGTGCACAAAGAAATAAATCTTTAGGATATAGTACTGAACACGTTCATGGTATTGCGGACATTGCTAGAATAAAAGATAAAAAACAAATGGCTAAAAGTTTAAATGTTTTAACTGGTATGACTATGAAAAAAAATGCAGAGCTTGGTAGAAAAGGTTTTAACCTAAATAGAAAATTTTTAATTAGTCAAATAGATAAAGGAATTGATTCTAAGTCTAACTTAAAAAAACTTAATGAGTTAATATCTAAAAATACTAACATTAAAGGTACAGCCGGTAAAATAGTTAACGGAAAATTTCAATATAACGAAGGTGCTTTTAAAACTACAACTCAGCCACAAAGATTTAAACAGTATCTTACAGAACTTTATAATATTCCTGAAGGAAGAGCAGAAATTATAAAACAAGCTAAAAACAATCCTAAACTGGCTCAAATAATTGGTATAATAGAAAACAACAGATCAGGAAGTGGTGTGTATTCTTTTCCTGCTCAACTAGAGAATGTTCAAATACCTGAATCAGTTAAGAAAGCTTTAAACGTTGCTGGTAAAGTTGTAAAAGTAGCAGGTAAAGCAACAGGAATTATTGAACCTGTGTTTGCTGCATATAATTTTTCTGATGCCGTAGGACAGGGAGCAGGTCTTAAAAATTCTGGACAATACATGGTTGAAAAGTTTTTTGAAGACGTTGTTAACCTTCCAGGTTTAGCTTATGGAGCAGGTAAGTTTGGTGTAGATAAAATAAGAGGTAAAGATGCAAAATTTGAAACACCTTACGAAGCTACTTTTGCAAGAACAGGATTACAAGAAAATTTAGAAGCAATGCCTAAATCACAAAAACTTAGAAATATTGCAAACAAAGATTTTGATGCTGGAATTGGTGCAGGTATGAGAATGGTAGATTATATGGATGTAGCTCCTTCCAAAACAGAAATGGATACAGCTAAAGAAAAATATATAGAAAGTCAAATGGGTCCATATTATAAGTATGGAATTGAAAATTTAGTAGAAGAAGAGCCAGAAGAAAAATCATTGCCAAATCAAGGATTATTAGGTATACTTGCAAATCCAACATATAAAGGTGTGTTGTAATTAACAGGAAAGAGATATGGCAAAAATCGAAGACGCATTACCCAACGAACCAATTACTGACGAAGCTTTTGTAGAACAAGAAGTTACAGTTCCAGAAGATTCTGTTCCGACACAAGAAGGTCAAGCAAATGTAACTATGGATGAAGAAGGTGGAGCAGAAATAAATTTTGATCCTAATGCCATGGAAGGATTACAAACAGAAGATCATTTTTCAAACTTAGCAGAAGTTATGAATGATCAATACCTAGACGAACTAGGTTCTAATCTTTTTGACAAGTATACAGAATACAAACAATCTAGAGGTGACTGGGAAGACACTTACAGAGAAGGTTTAAATCTTTTAGGATTTAAATACGAACAAAGAACACAACCTTTTAGAGGAGCAAGTGGTGTAAACCATCCTGTTCTTGCTGAAGCGGTTACACAATTTCAAGCGCAAGCTTACAAAGAATTATTACCAGCTGATGGTCCAGTACGTGCACAAATTTTAGGAGATGTGACTAACGAAAAACAAGACCAAGCACACAGAGTAAAAGATTTTATGAATTATCAAATCATGGATCAAATGCCAGAGTATGAACCTGAATTTGATCAAATGCTTTTTTATCTACCCCTCTCAGGTTCTACCTTTAAGAAAATTTATTATGATGATCTTCTAGGTAGAGCTGTTTCTAAATTTGTACAAGCAGATGATTTAGTTGTACCTTATTCGGCCAACTCATTAGAAGATGCAGAAGCAATTGTTCACGTTTTAAGAATGTCAGAAAATGAAATTAGAAAACAACAAGTTTCTGGTTTTTACAAAGACATAGATATTGGACAACCTCCTGTTACAGAAAATCAAATTAAAGATGCAGAGTTAAGATTAGAAGGAATTTCTAAAGATGGAAATGCAGAAGATCAATACACACTTTTAGAAATACATACAGATTTAGACTTAGAAGGTTTTGAAGACATGGGTTCTGATGGTGAGCCAACAGGAATTAAACTTCCATATATTATAACTGTTTTAGAATCTACTAATGAAATTTTATCTATTAGAAGAAACTACACAGAAGATGATCCAACTAAACAAAAAATAAAATACTTTGTACAATATAAATTTTTACCAGGTACAGGTTTTTATGGTTTTGGTTTAATTCATATGATTGGTGGTTTAACTAGAACAGCAACTTCTGCATTAAGACAATTATTAGATGCAGGAACTTTAGCTAATTTACCAGCTGGTTTTAAAACTAGAGGTATAAGAATTAGAGATGATGCACAGCCATTACAACCTGGTGAGTTTAGAGATGTAGATGCACCTGGTGGAAATATCAAAGATCAGTTTATGCAATTACCTTTTAAAGGACCAGACCAAACTCTTTTACAATTAATGGGAGTTGTAGTTAATGCAGGTCAAAGATTTGCAAGTATTGCAGATGCACAAGTTGGAGATATGAATCAACAAGCCGCGGTCGGTACTACAGTTGCACTTTTAGAACGTGGCTCTAGAGTTATGTCCGCAATCCACAAAAGACTATACGTTGGTCTTAAACATGAATTTAGATTATTAGCAGAAGTATTTAAAACTTACTTACCACAAGAATATCCTTACGATGTTCCTGGTGCTACTAGAAATGTTAAGGTTGCAGACTTTGATGAGAAGGTAGATATACTTCCGGTTGCTGATCCTAACATTTTTTCTCAAACACAAAGAATTTCTATGGCTCAAATGGAGCTACAATTAGCACAATCGAATCCTCAGATACATGATTTGTACCAAGCGTACAGATCCATGTATGAAGCGGTCGGGGTAAAAAATATCAACGCGATATTACCTCCACCGCAACAACCTCAACCCATTGACCCTGCACTAGAAGAAATTGCAGCAATGGGTATGAAACCTTTTCAAGCTTTCCCTGGTCAAGACCACAAAGCTCACATCGATTCACACTTAAATTTTATGCAATCTAATATGGTACAGAACTCACCGACTATTATGGGTGCGTTACAAAAAAATATATTGGAAAGAATTAGTTTAATGGCACAAGAACAAATACAATTAGAGTTCCAAGAAGAATTAGCACAAGCACAACAGATGCAACAGATGCTACAACAGCAACCACAGAACCAACAACTAGTTCAACAAGTAACTCAACTTACAAATAAAATTAATTCTAGAAAAGCTGTGTTAATTTCTGAAATGGTTAGAGATTATATGAAGGAAGAAGAACAAATTATTAGTGAATTAGGTGGTGATCCATTACTTAAACTAAAATCTAGAGAACTAGACATCAAAGCTAGACAAAACGAAGCTAAAAAAGCTTATGATGAAGGTAGAATTAGCTTAGATACTATGCGAGCTATGCAAAACCAAGAACAGTTCGAAGATAGACAGGACCAAAACGAAGAATTAGCTGAATTAAGAGCAGATACTTCGCTTACCAAACAAGTTATGTCAGCAGATGCTGCTTTAGAGAGACAACAAATGGCTGATCAAAGCAAAAGAAACGATTTTGGTAGAAACTTTAAGAAAAATTAAGTATAATAATCAATAAGGAGAATATTATGGATAAAGATTGGCAAAGAGGCTCGATGTATGTCAAAGAACCTAAAGTTACAAAAGAATTAGGTGTTGGCAAAGACGGTTACCAAACAGGTGGCGTTACTATTGAAGCTACAAACCCGCAAGAAACTCAAACTGTTACAGTTAGAGGAACTAAAGCGATGAGAGCTGACAAAAAACCTGTAAAAGCTAAGTGGTACTAATCCATGTGGTTATCGGCAATTAAATTAGCCGTTTCTGCTGGTAGTAAAATTTATGCTAACAAGCAGAAGACGAAGATAGCTATGTCAGATGCACAGCTTATGCACGCATCTCGTATGGCCGAAGGAAAAGAAGCTTACCAAGGTAAACTTCTAGAAGCCCGTCAGTCAGATTGGAA